TACAATGGTATCATGAAAAAGTGAACCCTTATGTACACCCTTATAAACAATTATGGCAGCTAAAGATGTACCACTATCTTGTCTGACAGGGTCATATCCTATTTTATATAGACCCCTGGGTGCATCAACAACTGGAGATTCATATATTACTGGACAACCTCTCTTATTAACTGGTACATTATAAAAACTGGTTATAGGTTCTACACTGCCATCTAAGATTGGAATAGCTTTGACTTTTCTATCTTCTCTTTCAAATCTTACGGGAGTACCCTTAAGTTTATTCCAGTTTAGAGATTTAACCTTTTGTAATTGTCTCTTTAATTCGACTACAGGAAAATTATTGACAGATACAGCAGCAAATGCTTCCCCCGGACCTCTAGGTTTTTCCTGCATTCTTTTTTGTATTTCTGAGGAGGTGGCACCATTTTTAATTAGTTCTTCTCTCTCTTTCATTTCAGCAGCATTAGCTGAGGCTTTGTCTGAATTGCCCTGAGCATCATAGTGTCCCTCCATATTCCAAGTAATAGGGTGAAAAAATCCAGAAGTACCATCTTCCATACCTTCATCCCATATGTTCTTAAAAGGTAGTAAACCAAAGGCAGCAGGTCTTGAGTGCATATCAGCATAGTCTGCCGTTCCACCCTCCATATCCCCTGAAGTTCCAAATACTGTAATTAAACCCGTTTTAATAGCACCAGCCATAACACAATCTTGTGATGCAGCATAGGATTGCTTTAGTAGTCCGGGGGTACCAAATGCACCAGACTCTTCAAAAAAGATTTCTTCAGCATCTTTACCACGGGCTGCATCAGCATTATCTTTAAAAGTCAGGGCCATTATCTGACTTTTAAACCCTTTTTCTATTTTAATACCATTCTTGTATTCAATATAAGAAGCCTTAACATAATCTTGTTTGTCAACTACATCAGAGGGCATAGCCCAACCTGTTTCACTATTTATGAATCCAATATTATTACGAGCCATAGTAAAAATACCACCAGGGTATAAATACTTTTTCTCATAAGCACCAAAAATTATTAATGAATTAGGTTTTGTATAGTAGGCTCTTGAAGCTACAGCAGCAGCTTTATAAGAGTATCCTTTCCGTCTTGATTTACCTACAATAAGATTAAATCCTCCTCTTAAATAGTTGACTTCTATTTTAACTTCTAATTTTAAAGATTCAAATAGCTTTTTTAATTTAGTAGCTTGAGATATATCATCTAATTCTACAAATGCTTGTCTTTCTTCTTCATTTTCCACTAAAGGATCAAATATCCCCTGTCTGGCTATTTCTCTTACCCAAAAATAATTAAAGTCACCATCCCAAAAATCAGGGAAACCTTTAATCTTTCTAGATTTAAGAGCATTAGTGTCCTCTACTTTTTGTATAGGACAAAAATTTAAGTAGAAATAGTGGTCACCAGTTATTTTGGCACCACCTACAGAATATCCTTCAATACATCTTTTTCTTTGTTCTAGCCAGTATTCATACCAGGATGGAGAACCCCAGGGATCAGCACAATAATAACCATATTTGGTGAAGTGATTACCTGCTTCACTGAATGGACTAGTATTAATCCAAAAACCATCTGGGTTTCTAATAGAATTTAGTTTGCCTGAATCATATTCATCTAATCTTTTCTTCTTCATGTATTATTTTTTCTGCTATTAGTTTGGCATATAATTTTTCTAAATTAGAGAATCCATTACTTTTAAATTTTTCAACTAAAAGGTTTATCAAGCTTTTTAAATTCCATTATTTTATAAACTGTTGAATAGCTGTAGCCACTATTTCATTATGTACTTGAAACTCCTTATGACTCATAAAGAATTTAAAATCTTGTAGTGTACCGTTATCATCATATCTGGTATTACAAATAACATGGGCTATCTCAGATACTTCATGTAAGATTGTAGAAAATACTGTTTTAGGAGACCTTTTTAAATGGTATGTACCTATTGTTATAGTATAATCATCAAAAGTAAAGCTTCCTCCTCCTATATTCTTATTATACTTTACTTTGAAAGTATCTGAGGCTATATTTATTTTCTTTGGGAATTTTAGTTTCATTATAAACTACTTGGGTCTGCAAATACACTTGTTGTTTTTCCTGATCTACTCTTAGTTTGTTCAAATAAATCCTCTTCTACCTTTTTCTTTAAATCGTTTAGCGAGGCTGTTACTTTTGGTATATCCACTACAGCTCCCGTTATTTCTTTAGGTTTGTAAACTGGAGTTCCATTCTCCTTCCTCTCATTTACATCTACAGTCTTAAGAAATTTTTTGAGATTATCTACAGCTTTTTTGGCCGCTTTATATAAAGTGTAATTCTCAGAAGCCTCCTCCTGATACTTCAACCAATAATTTATGCCCTCAAGTACTAAATGATCTGGCTTCCAGTTCTTTTCAATCATTATTTGTTCAATGATTTTTCTTCCTCTTTCTTCATCAGAATAACCTTTAAATGGATTAGACTTTTTGGCTGAAGACATAAATTCTATATAAGCAAACTCTTCCAAAGCTGACTCTTTATTTTGACTCTTATCTCTGCTCCATATAGTTTTAAAGGGTTCGAGAAGTAAAATCTCGGGGGTGGGATATACTATCTTATCTTGTATTTCAAACAGGTGTGCCATTTATAGCTTTAAATTATCTGCTGTCGCTGAAATGTTGGTGTTCTCAGGATTATAACTATGTGGGTATGGATTCTCTTCATTTAATTCCTTTAGATTCATTCCTAACCACATAATAGATTCTTGCAATTTTGTAATTGAAATACTTACTTCTCTGCTAGATGTAAGTTTTTTGAGTAGTTGTAACTCTTTATCTAAGTTAACTCTAGATTGTTTAGTTGCTTTGATTAATTCGTCTCTAGTCATTATTTAGAATTCTTTAATTAAACAGTATGTTATAGGAGTTCCAAATGGTAGCATATCTAATAACTCATAGTATTTAGTTAAGTTGTTAGTCACCTGACACGCTGTAGACCAGCCATTAATATACCAGCTTAGGACTCCTGCGATTGAATTATAACTATTGGTATGAAAATTAGCTCCTATTATCCCTCTATAAATTTTCCCTGATTCATCTACTTTCTTGTCTTTATTATTATCTCTGTAATATAAAAAAGGTCTTATTTGCCTTAAACAAGGAAGTCTGGAGTTGTGATGTCTAATACCCTTACCATCAGATTTCATATATACATTATAATACCATTCATCTGATTTAAGGTGAGCTGTACCCCTCCAATTCCACCGAATAAAATTCTTTAGTCCATAACCCCCTGAATTAGTAGTTCCAGAAAGTACCATAACAAACTCTCTGCCATAGAAGACATAAAATTTATCATCATAAATATTATAGAGGTCTTCATTTGATCTCACTCCTAGTATCCAGTAACTTCCTGGAATACAATCAAAGGAATCAAGAGATTCTACTTTATCTAGTAGCTGTTTATCTGTATATTTTTTTACCATTATCTTCTGTATACATTAGCTTGAATATACAGTTTATCGTAACTTTTATCTGTATACCAAATAGTTATTGTTTGAGTGCTCATATGTATTGGTTGAGTTTTATTTTTAGGAAACTTACCTTTATATACTACCTTAAGCTCTTTTCTTCTGGTATTGTATTCTGCATTTGTGCAAGAGCAAGTGGCGTGTATTCTTTCTATGTCTTTATCGGCTTCCAGTCTATGAAAAACTACTTCTCTTTCCTGGCCGACTTTTATTTTCTTAAGTAGTTTCTTGGTTGGTGTCCAACTCATTTTTTTCTAAAAATTTATTAAGGTTTTTAATTTGTTCATCATAAAATTCTTTATATGGAGAGTCATCTCCGTGTCTCTTTCTGGTTGCTATTTTCTCTCTAAGTCCTGCTTTAGCTCTACCTAATCTAACTGACCATAGGCCAAAGTACTTAAATCTAATTTTTTCAAAATCTCCAACATATATAATTTTCTTTAGAAAAGACCAGGGTGCTCTACATATTTCATTGACCTGCTTGAAAGAGAGATGAGAGTACTCTTCAGGTAGCTGTTTATAAAACAGTTCTATTAATTTTCTAGCTTTTATCTCCTCCATTTAATTTAGTTAATTTAAACATATAAATTTGTTCTCCTTTCTGCGGTAGTACTAAGGGGTTAATTGTTAGTTTTCCGGTCACAGTACTTCTCTTCAGATAACCCTTTTTAACCATAGAGTTCAGATTATTAGAGAGGTTAGCATTAGATATATCTAATTTCTTCTTTACTCTTTTCCTTGCTAGTGTATTAAACCTGTCATCTTCTATTATGGATGGGTCCAAAGAAAGAAATTCAGATAGTATGTCTATTTCCCTGTTGGTTAATGAAACAGGAAGAAAGACATTTAATATCTGAAGATGCTTATGGTAGTAATACGAACCTTCTAGGTTTAGTACTTTTCTGATTTGGTTCATTTATTATTTTATATTTCTGTTATAGTACACTTAAGTAGTTTACAAAGTTAAAGAAAAAATTTTATAAAAAATTTTTAAGGCTAAAAATTTTATTTAAATAGTGAGTGTGTGATCTACCCCAAGGAAAGACCCCCACTCATTTTCGAGATTACAACACCCCCCGGTGTTTCTCCACGTTGGAATATTTCTGCCGTGCGTAATAAAACAATACATCATGTCTAACTACAACGACAAACTCATCTCTGACATCGAACAGAGCTATGAAGACCATCTCTTCTCTGGAGGAACCAACATGACTGCTGAAGAGGTAGATGCACTCATGCTCCTTGAACAAAAGGAGCAAGCAGAACTTGACAAGCAGATAGATGAGTATTATAAAGCCCATCCCGAGTTTGTACTCAGTGACTACGAGTAAAGGAGAAATACCCCCATCAATTCCTGAGCATGAATACAAACTGCTCACCTTTCATTCATCCACACAATACTTGCGTTATGGCTTTCACTAACACTACTTCTACATCAATCACCACCACTGTGCTTCAGTCCAACCAGGGACTGATGGTACAATCCTACGTGGGTAAGACCATGTGGCTAGAGAGGATATTTCGTTACAAGGAAAACCTACTAGACACCTGTCGTGAGGTGTATAAGACCGAGAAGAACCCGATCATCAAGGAAGCTGTCAAGACCTTCGCATTGAAGGTCAAGGCACACACTCCTGTACAACAGTAAACACCATAGGGGAGCAGCTTAACCGTTACTCCCCTTTTTAAATCAACCTGTTTTAGGGGAAATACCCACACTAATTTACGAGATAGTGTATTACTATCTTACTATTCTTTAAATTTAATTAACATGAAACCTTACCAACTTTACATCCTGTTCTTTTCTCTCTTGGCTATTTTTGGGGCTTGTTTTCCTCCTCAAGTAGAAACCAAGGAGACTTCTCTTCATCAGCTTATCATGACCTGTCCTAATGTAGATAGTGCTGAAATAGTACTTATGGAAAGTTATGAGCAAGAAGTAGTTCAACTAAAGCAGGGAAAAGAGACCTTACAAGGTCTTACGGAGGCCATAGACAGTCTCAACCAGGTGTATGATATACACTACAGTGAAATGCTCATATACTTCGACACAGAGCTTTACTGGGACAATAACGAACTATTGTATACTGAGTGATTGATGTGGGGAGAATGGCTTAAGCTGTTCTCCCCCTTTTTATACATTTCTCTAAGAGAAAGACCCACACTTATTTGCGAGATGATATTGTCTCATGTGTTTTATAAATTATATGTCATGGATGAGGAACAGTATGCCCAATTTATCAGTATGATTGATGCTCTAGATGAGCGTAATTAGGCTAGATAACCAGATAGTATCATGTCCTATTGGGCGTGATACTATACTTATTATTTCACTGAAGGAAATACCCCCACTTATTTGCGAGGTTGGTAAAATAACCTCGTGTTTTAAAGACGTGATATTACGTCAGAATCTGTTAAATCAATGTGTTATGAATAATGAAGCGAATACCAGTGCCGAAACCACTACCCTTACCCCAGCCAGTGTGGTGCCCAAATTCCGCCTTGTAGGTGGGATTAAGGACCTGGTCGTGGAGAAGAGTACTCCGAGCACCAATAACCCGGAAAGTGTATGTATCAAATTCGTGGAGACGATCTCCGGGGATAATATGGAGGGTATCACCTCCGAAGATGGCACCGACCTGGGATTGGGGGCAGCACCCCAAACCAAATGTTGGTATTTCTGGGCTAACAAAGCCCTAAATCCCGGTACCAAGGCAAAGATTAACTTTGACCTTTTCGTAATTAAGCGGGTAGAGGACGAGATCGTGGATGATGCCGGGGATAACATGACCGTGACCCGGGATGTACTGGAGATTCGTAAGGGTCACGTATCCGGCCTGTAGAATAAAAATGGATGAATGTTGTAGAGCACACTCTAACGTAGAAATGCGTTGGGGTGTGCTCCTTTTTAGGGTTGGTGTTAGTCAGATGGACCAAAAGTGTAACTAAAGGTTAAGTATACTTATATATAGTAAAGTAACACCCCTTAACCTCTTGAGTATCAATAAGTTAGAAACCCCAAAATGTGACTAAAGCATTTTTAAAAAAGCTGTTAAGCACATTTTAGCCTGTTTTAGAACTAAAACAGGGAATATTTATTTGTGACTAAAACATTAAAACACTATCTTTGCTTAGAGTTTGATCACATGATTGGTCACAAAAAACTAGAAGCAAATGAAAATACATAGTACTAACCCCTTTTTAGAACCAATTAGGGTTCCGATACTAGACCAAAAGAGTAACTATACTTTAGCTTCGGGTAGTGGGGGCCAAATAACTTTATCCAGACAATTTGATATAAAAGCTTCTACAAAAGTGTATAAAGATGACTCTTTATTTACTTCTTTAATGAATTTAAAGAGTAGTACCATGAAGGTTTATCAGTTTATAGTATATAAATTAACAAGAGATTCAGATGTAATCCAGCTTAAAAGAGAGATAGTAGCTCAACTTACAGGATTACACAAAAATACTGTAACTTTATCTCTTGATGAATTAGAAAATAATAAGATTATAGCTAGGAAATCTAAATTTACTTATTGGGTAAATATAGACTATATCTTTAATGGTGATAGAGTATCTTTTATGAAAGATAATGACAGGGAAAATCAAATAATTACTTTGGTTAGAAGCTCTAAATGAATGATTCAAATAGTATCTTAAATCAAAAGAGGCTTGAATCGTTCATCTTATCAATTTAGTTACAATTTTCTACTCCTGAATGGTTAAAATATTAGCTAAATAGGAGAAAATAAGGTAAAAAGACTAAAATATTGGTTATTTATTGTGTTTTTAAACGTATTTATACGTTTATTTATGTTTATTTACGTATTTATACGTGTTCCTCAACCCCACAATCTATAACCATAACCTTTAAAAAACACCAAAATATACCCACATAAACTATACTATAGCTTTTAATCAATTTCCTCACACATTAAATAACTATAACTATGTGTACTTTTGACCTAATTATTATATTCTTACTGGCCCTTATCCTCATAGGATTTGG